CTTGCCGAAGATGGCATCGTGAACGGCCCCGAGAATCGGATCAACGATGTTGTCCACGACGGCGATGCCCACGAGGCTGCCAACTACGATAGTCGCAGCACTGACCAGAGCCCCGGCCGCCGTTGCGGCCGCGCCCGCCTCTTCCGCATCTTGACCCAGGTTCGTAAGATTAAAACCCCCTCCGCCGAGCACTTGGTTCACGACGTAGACGAACATCGGATCGACGGGAGTCAGACCCTTCGCTCCCTCCGCTACCGACGCGGCAGAACCGCCGCTGGTGAAGATCGATGCAATCGCAGACGGTCCGATGCCGGTAATCTTGTTGACCGCGAACCCACCTATGATCAAGTCCCGGAGCGGACCCGGCAGGCTGTTCCACCAGCCGATGATCGTCTGGAGAGCCGGCACCACATCGGACGTGATGAACCCGCCCAACGATTCCGCTGCACTTGCGGCGTTCTGGAAGAACGACACGATATCGGTCTGGTGGTTGTTCACGAAGTCCGAGACGTTATCCATCAGGTCCGAGAGCGTTGGTAGGAGCGCCAGCCCGATCTGGAGTTTCAGAGCCGACACGCTCTGGTTCCACTTGTCGTTGGCGTCCTTCATCTGCTGGATTTCGGGCAGGTTCTGAGTTGTGATCGTCAGGCCCATATCCGCGGCGGACTGTTCCAGCGCCTGGATACCATCAGACCCTTGCGTGAACAGCGGAATAAGCGTCTGCCAGCCCTTGCCGAACTCCTTACTCAGCGCGGCGGCTTTCGTCTCGGCGGGGATGGCGTCGTTGTTGTAGTAGTCCGCCGCCTGTAGGACCAGTTCGTTCGTGGTCTTGTACGAGCTGTTCAGGTAATCGTTCAGGACCGACTGGGCCTTGATAATCTCGGAGTGCGTGGCCTTCTTGTCGGCAAGCGTTGCTTCCGCCACCGCCGCCTGCTGTGCCGTGATCGTCGTGTTCCGCAGACTGATGCCGTACTGCGTCTCGTAGGCCAGCTCTTGCTTGGTGGACATCTTGCCCACCATCTTGTCCAGCATCCCAATCGCGGCAGTCGCGTCAGGCCCGGTCAGCCCAACCGCCTGCATCGCTCCGGCGAGGCCGGAAAGGGACTCCGCGCTCTCGCCCGTCAGCTGGTTCAGCGCCAGAACCGCCTCGCCGAACTGCTCCGTGTCACTGATTGACGACTTGAGCAGTCCCGAGACAGCGAGCAGGCCACCTCCGAGCCCCATAATGCCGAGCGAGCCGGCCAGATTCTTGATGTTGTTCCATGCGTTGCTGGCTCCCGTCTCCAGCACGCCCATCGCCCGGCCCGCCGCCGAGCTCTGGTTCGCTAGTCCTCCGAGCGCCGAATTGATGCCCGATATACCCCCCGAGATTTGATCTCGGAGGGTTACCAGGATCGACAATTGCGCCTCTTGGTTCACTCGGCCGCCTCACGTGCTCGGGATGCCGCCCGCTCTTCCTCCTCATGCAACGCGATCAGACGCGCCCGGGTGGGTGCGCCGTACCGCTCTTCCGCAAGCAGTTGGAGAGAGGCGGCAACCTCGTGCCAGCTCATGGGACCGGGACCACGGACGGACTCCCAACCGTGCTCTCTGGCAAGGACGGCGAGAGCGGCGTCGGGGGCTTCGTACCAAATCCGGGGGTCGGAGATATCGAGTCGTCCGTCGGACCAGGCACCAAGAGCCTGTTCCGTCTCGCCTGTAAAGGGCGCAGGATGTCTCCGAGGTAGAGGTCCATGCACCTGTTCGCTACTTCGAAGCCCGCGTCTGCGAACGGTAGGAGCCGGGCTACGCTGTCCGGCTCTACCTTGATCTGGGCCTTACCGTCACGGAAGGACCAGTCGCGGATACCGAACCGCATGAAGATCGGCGCGAGCAATCCGCGGAGCTCAGCCTCGCTCGCCTCGGGGTGGGAGAAGATCGTGTAGACCGCCGCCATCCCCATCGGGACGGTTACCGACGGCTCAAGATCGACCCACTCCGAGGCGTCAAGTTCGACTCTGATCGGTTCCATCGTGCGCTCCTTCGACGGACTAGAGGGTTGCTCTGGCGCAGACTGCCTGCCACCAGGTGTTGTAGGTCAGCGTGGCGTCGTAGACGGTCCGGCAAACCAGCGAGACTCCGGTGTTGTTGTTGCCGCTGATGCTGTCGGTCCGGGTGTACCAATAACCCGCGAACCGCATCTCCTGGCTGTACGCGATGGCACTCGAAGGGATGAGGGTGGGAGAGACGGTTTTGAGGGAGAGGAAGCGCTTCTGGGCGTTGTTGTTCAGCCAGTTAGCGACCTCTGTGAGGGACGAGGTTGACTTCGCCATGATGCCGCTGAACTCCGTCTCGCGGAGTCCGCGGCCGTAGTTCTGGGCCTGGAACCGGACCGAGGCTCCGTCCATGAACCGCTTGACATCCAGCGACTGAGAGATCGTCACCGTGGCCCCATGTAGGGTCTTGGAGAGGATCGTCCCGCCGATGCCGCCGGCTGTCGAGTCGATGGCGAGGTACGTGTCTGCGCCGTAGACCCAGGACGGGTTCGAGTCTACCGAGAGGCCCGCCGTCATAGTCTTCGGCCAGTTCACTTGTCCAAACACGTAGTCGGCCGTGACCTGGGCCGGGGCAAGCGTTTCGGGGAAGTTGATGGCCAGCTTTTCTAGGACGCCGGAGTAGTACTGGAACTGATCTCCGGTTACCTCGTCGCCCCACTCGGCAGTGTGCGTCTGGAAGCTATCCGCGCTCGTCTCGGCGGGTAAGCACAGCCAGGTGTATGCCGTTCCCGAAGACGAGGGGGTGACCGGCTTGTAGATGCCGGTCATAAACGTGGGAATGTCATCAAACGCGAGCGGGCCGACGTACTGGCCCTTGTAGTCCGGCGCGAGACGGTACGGCGGCACCGCTCGACCGAGCGTCCCGGTGTCGATGTCCGGGTCCGTCCAGTTCGGGTTGATGTTGGGGGTGAACCGGCCCGGGTAGCGCCGGGTCGCCGCGACCGGGGTATTCATCGATACCTCCGGCCCCATCTGGTATGCCCGGAACCGAACGTGGCCCGGGAGCGGAATGACTGGCATGTTGCTCTCCTTTCGGGCTCACGCCCTATCTGTAACCGCCCAGGACGGTGTATTTCCAATTGACCATGAAGTGCTCTAGGTAAACCTGGCTTTCGTGCAACGGTGGGACGTTCGCCGCACGCACCTCCTCGAACACGCCGGAACGTCCGGTAGCCGCCTGGATCGTCTGGACGTTGGCCGTGAATATGTCCCGCATGTAGTCCGCGAAAGCGTTGACGCGGGCGTCTGTCTCTTCCGGGTCCGAGCGGATGTCCACGTACCCGAGTCCGCCCTCAAAGATCGTCTCGCGGGTGTTCATGTCGTGTGTGATCTGCTCTGTGATCTCGGAGACATAGACGAACGGCCCGTCCCCCGTCAGCGACTCCGGGAGCGTGTGCCAGCGTTCTCGGACAATCCCCTGAGCGATGCCGTTAGTCTGGCAGTAGGCGATCCACGCATCCGCAATCGCGATCACCAGGGAGTGCACGTCCTCGCGGTCGCTCTGGAACGTTGAGGGGATGGTGGCTATGATCGTCATTCGTTCCACGCTTCCTTGATTACGTTCGCCATCCCCGATCCGGCGATAGCCGCCCGGACTCCCGGAAGGAGATACGGCTTGGCTTTCGTACCGGGGTGATGAACGCGCATCGCAAAGATCATGTTGGCGCCTACTCGCGCGGAACCCGTCAAACGTGCCCCGGACCCGAGAGCGAAAGCCAGGACCGACGCCCGGCGCGGAACGATGACGTGAGGCCGAGAGCCCTTCTCAACCGCTGCCGCGTAGGAAGCTCTAGCGAACACGCGCCCGGAGGTCGCGCCAAGTTGCGTAAAGCCGATAGTTCGTCGGAGGTTCCCGGTCCGGCGGGGTGCTCGGAGCTTCGCCTCCGCGGAGGCCTTGGTGAGGATCATCTGCATCAGGCGCGAGTCCACCTGCCCGAGTCTCCTAAACCGGGCTTGCAGTGCGTCGTAGCCGTACAGGGTAGTTGTCATCCGACGCTAACCGCCTGCTCGCCGAGCTTCCACTGGTCGATGAACTCTCGCGCCTCTTCCGGCAGGCGGGAGAAGTGCATCTCTCCGCTGCCCGGGGTGATCGTCACGTCCGAGAGCACCGACGATCCGCGCTTCGTGTAGAAACTCGACAGGACCAACAGCGCATGACGATAGGCGTCCGGCGCGGAGCCGTAGAGCCAACCCCCCTCGCCGATCACCACCAAGTCATTCGGCATCGAGGTCCAGGCGTAACCGCCGCCGATATTGCCGGGATAGAAGGGCGAGTCTGCCGAGTGGCCGAACCAATCGAACATGGCGAGGTACCACGTCTCGTTATCGACTCGCCAGGGACGCTGCTGGAGGGCGATGTATACACCCGTCGCCAGCTCATCTTGGAGGGCGTAGAGCGGGCCCGACGTGCCGTCGCCAGGGAGCGAGACGTTGAACGCCACCGTGCCGCCTACCGGCCCCCAGGTCACCGAGTCAAACGAGCGGAAGCCGGGGATGGGCATCTGTGCTCTAAGGAGAGTCGTAGTGGCCCAGGTAACCTTGCCGTGGTCCGCGAGATAGCGGTGAGTGGCGTGCTCTAGATACGAGTTAGCCGCTGCGATGTGCCCGTACAGCACCGCGTCCTCGTACCGGGTCTTACCCGTAGGCGGACCGGCTCCCGCATCGGCAAGCGAGAGGTAGTTGCGGATGTCCTGGGGGACCACCGGGTACAGGAGACTCATGCTGCTACCTCCGGCGTCATCACGTCGATGAACTTACGGGCAGCTTCGGCCCATTGGAACTTCGAACGGACGTGCATCGAGCCCAACATCCCCAGTTGTTCCCGGTGGTGCTTGTGCGTCACCAGGAACGCTACCGCCTCTGCGTAGCGCTCCTCATCCGGGACGGCCCAGAAGTACGAGTAGATGCTATCAGTTAGCGCGCCGATTGGCACTACCATCCCCGCAGGTCCGATCACCTCCGGTACGGCGGTGTAGTCGAGCCCGACCGCCGGCACTCCGCACGCCAGAGCCTCCGCGATGGTGAGCCCGAACCCTTCCGGGCCGGACGAGAGATACAGGTCCGCCGCGTTGTAGAGCGCGACGAGTCCTTCTCTCGGGAGCCGTCCGGGCGTCAACATAACCCGCTTCGATAGGTCGCCGTACTTGGACAGCTCCACGCGGATGTCCCCGCCTAAGTCACGGGGCCGGCAATGGATCACCAGATCGACCTCGGGACGCGCCGCGAGTACCGGCATGACGGCACGGAACATCGACGGATATGCCTTGCGCGGCATGAAGCGATCCGTCCGCAGCAGGATCGTCCGGTTGGGGCTCAATCCGAAGAGGGCCTTGCACTGAGCCTTCGTCCGTAGGATTTGCCCTTCGACTACCAACGGATGCAGCCCGGAAACTTCGCGGAAGGTGTCGGTATCTACGCCGTGATATATCCACGGCGGACGGACCCCGGTAGCCCGCTCGATCTCGTTAGCGCCGAACTCGCAGTACGCGATAGGTTTCGCCACGTCCCAGATGAACCGCCACGCCGGAGGAATGTCGGTGCCTTCGATGGGTGCGTAGTGCCACAGCGGACAGTCCTCGGCGACCAGCAGGATTGGGTTACCCAGCAATGATCCCGGATCGCCGATCAGAAGCCCGACATCAGGTATCCAGCCATCCTCGAACGCGCCGCCCCGGAACAGGTGCGAGAAGTTCTCCCGGCCTTCGTCGGTGAGCTCCAGCCGTCCCTCTTTCAGGATGGCAGTCCGAGACGCAAACGGCTCAGGTAGCTCTCCGGCGGCATCCGCTACGAACCGCACATCTACGCCCGCGGCGAGTAGGGCTTTACCCAGGTCCATCGTGACCGTGCCAAACCCCGTCACGTCAAGATCGCCGACCATCAGCAGCTTCATTCCACGCTCCGATAAGACGATCCGGTAGAGGGTGCGCCGTGTCGGCTGTCCCAGAGTGCTCTATCCGCCTGGATCAGCGGCCCGAGCTCGTGCATAACCCGCCCCGCCGAGCCGTCCGGGGAGTGACCTATCGGTAGACCGACGATCCGGCACACCGTCAGCCCCGATAGGCGGGTGCGTTCCTCGAAGTCGTCGTCGCCGTACCACCACGAGTACGACTCATCGAACTTAGCCGGCGGTCGGAACATGAAGCAGAAGCCGGTCATGCCCGCCGCGCCCCATGTGCTCGTGGTCGGCTCCAGCGTGAGCGGCAGCGACGGCAGGAAGTTCAGTCCCGCCCGTACATCGGGGTAGACGATGCCCACGGAAGGATCGGAGAGCGCCTCGGCCATCAGCGGCATACTCCCCGGTAGTATCGTAATGTCGTCGTTCAGCACGGCGATGAAGTCGGCCTGAGCCAATTCCATGCCCGCGTTCCACATCCGGTAGATGCGGTGGCCGTACTGCTCCGACTCCAGGATATGAACCTGAACGCCGTCTGCCTCCAGCAGCGCGACCAGTGGGTCGAGCTGAGGCGGGTGAAAGCGCGTGGGGATAATGGCCGCTAGTCGCATATCGGTGCCGGTCCCGCCGGGAAGTAGTGATGCACAACTACCGGCACGAAGCCCCACTTGCGGCCGTCCGCGATCATGCGGCTCCAAAGGTCCCAGTCCGCCGGTAGCCCCTTGCGCCAGCACTCCACATCGAAGCGATACCCCATCGACGCTCTCCAGAGAACGGAGCCATTGACGAACCCGGAAGGTCTGGGAGGCCAGGAACCCAGAAACCCTCCACCCGCGATCTGCGAGCGGCCATAGGCTACGTCCCAATCGTTCGAGATCACCGCGTCGAAGAGCACCTGTACGGCGTTCGGCTCTAGCTCGTCGTCATCGTCGAGCGTCATCACCCAATCGCCGGTTGCCCGGTCCAAGCCCTCGTTGCGGGGGTTGCAGCCCTTGGCGCACCAGAACGCATGAGGGTCGGAAGGGTAGTTCTCTCGGGGCGTTTCATCAGGGACCACCACGAACTCGACGGGGTACGTCTGCGCCTGCACGGAGGCGATGGCACGTTTCAATTGTTCCGGGCGGTTGTAGGTGGGGATGACGACGGAGACTGTCATAGCTTCGCCACCTCAGCCTCATACAAGGGAAGGTATCTTCCCACCCAATCACCCTGATCCAGCCGCCCGATCTGGCTCCAGTGGTGGATGAACGAGTAGCCGCCGGTCACTCGCGTTAGATAGCCGACCTTAGAACCCTTGAGGGACACCCAGTTATCGGCGTAGTACGGGATTTCCGGCCAGGGGCCGATTGCCTTCGCCATCTCGCGTGTCAGAGCCGGGACGCGGGAGAACGTGGTGAAGCTCCCTGGTAGACCGTCCTCGGCCTGGTTGACGGGCTCGCCTTCCTTTACCCAGTTCCACAGTTGCGGAGCCGGGATATAGCCATTCGAGAGACACTCCAGCATGGGCTCGGCCCAGCCATCGATAGGCTCCAGGTCGTCAGCGCCGAAGTGGAGGATGTCGCCCTTGGCCTGTAGCTGCCCGGCATTGCACCCCGCCGGCCAGTTCGGGTAGTCCTTCGGGGTGACGATCTGGAGCCCGCGCATCCGTCGATAGGCGGCGACGACCCTTTTCAGGGAGTCCTCGCGCCCGGAGATCGTGGGGATGATCACGGTGATCATGTGGAGTGCTCCCAGTCCCCGATACCCCGGACGGCGGCGGTCTGCCGGTAATAATCGGGGAAGTCGAGCGCGCGGTTGAAGGCCATGTTGTTCGCCACGGTGTTGACGAGCATTGCCACCGTCCCGCGCATGTGGCCGGCGGCGCTGAACGGTCCGTCCTCGATGAACCCCTCGGTCCATGACCACGACGGGAAGTAGCGCGAGGGGATGATTACGTTGCCCCCGACCCTATCTATCGGCTCAATGGCTCCTAGAGCGTCGTGGGGCTCGCTGTGGCGGTCTTCGTGCAGGTTCAGGATGCCCAGCAGCGCCAGGTCGGGATGAGACGCGAAAGCCGCCTCTACTTCGTCGCCCCAGCCCGGTAAAAGCTCGATGTCGTTGTCGCAGCGGTGGAGGAAGTCGGGACCGTACTGCATCCCGAGACTCCAGCCCTGATTACACGCGGGTCCGGGGTAGACGTTCGCAGCGTTGAGGATGACCTGGGCGGGCACGCCGGAGCCGAGCCATTCCACCGTGCCGTCCGTGGATGCGTTGTCCACGATGATCAGACGGTCATGCTCGCGGGCCGTCTTGCGCCACGATTCGACACACCGCTTTGTCAGTGGCAAGCGGTTGTAGGTGACGAGACAAGTGAGGATCACTTGCACATCTCATACCACCAAGCCCGGTCCCACGGCTTCGCGGGGTCGGGCAGGAAGCCGACACGATCCATAGCGAACGTGCGAACCGGGTCTACCTGCGCCCACTCCACGAGCGGAATGGGGAAGCCCATCTTGTTCTTGCGGTCGATGATCCCGTCCGGCACGATGCCGCGCACCGCGGCGCGTAGGTGGCGCTTGCCGATGCGCTCGCTCACAGGAAGAGCCAGGGCGTAGTCCACGATCCGGCGATCCGTGAACGGTGCCCGAGCCTCGACGCCGAACGCTCCGGTCATCTGGTCGTCCACCGCGAGCAGGTCCGGCAGGAGCGCGTAATCGTATGCCAGCGCGTCTGTGATGTTGTCCGGGTAGCCCGCCGGAAGCTGATAGTTCTCGTACCCCTCGGGCGCGGGTTCGCCGGCGACGATCATCTGGCGCGCGTAGCCGCCGAACAGCTCATCGGAGCCTTCGCCGGACATTGCCACGTCGATGTACTGCGAGACGTACTTAGCGACCATGTACTGGCCGAACGTCCCCATGCCCATGATCGGGGGCCGCAGGAACTTCGTCATGTCATCGAAGTTCGCCACAAAGTCCTCGGGGGTGATCAGGATTTCGTGGTGCTCCGGGTGGCGCACAAGGTTCGCCCATTGGCGCTCATCGAAGCCGGGCTCGTTGTAGTACCCGGTGAACGTCGGCAGTTCCTTCGGGGACAATCTCGCAACGGTGGAGCTGTCGAGCCCGCCGGAGAGCACGACTCCAACCTTCCCTTCGAGTCGATCGGCAATGGCGGCGCGGATGAGATCAACGAGCATCGGACTATCCTTTCATTGCTAGATGGGTATACGTCTCCGTGATCGGGTGACTCTGGTACCAGTCAACGGCCTTACGGATGCCCTCGTGCAACGGAGTCATGGCGATCCAGCCGAACTCGCTCTTCGTCTCGCAGGAGTCCAGCAGCAGAGTCGCTACGTCATCGGGGCCGCGCGCTTGCAGGACTGGCGGCGCGACTTCTATGCCCATCGCGGCGGCTACGGACAGATAAAGCTCCGCGATGCTGTAGTCGCCGCCGGAACTGACGTGGTATACGCCGTGGCCCACAGTCGCAGCCTTCACTGCTAACCACACCAGATCATCGACGTACACATAGTCCCGGCGCGAATCGACGATGGTGCACTCTCGTGCTTCGGACAGCCGCTTGTAGAACGTCGGAACCGGACCCGAGAGATTGCGCGGGCCGTACATGTTCGCCAGTCGGAGACTCACGAAGTCCACGCCGGAGTCACGGATGTACGACTCTCCGGCGGTCTTGGAGACGGCATAGGAACCCTGAGGGTTGAGCGGCCAACCCGGGCGGATGAGCCCCATAGTCGGGCCGTAACAGAGCGAGGTCTGAAAGTAGACGATCTTTGCGCCGACCCGCTGCGCCTCTCGGATGACCCGGATCGTCCCGAGTACGTTCGTCCGGGCGTCACGCTCCCAGGCATCGCGGTCCTTATATGACGCAGCGCAGTGATAGATCACATCCCAGCGGCCTGTCAGCGGAGCCTCTGCGATATCCCCTAGCATGAACCTCACATCCGAGGGGATGTTCGCGGCTACTCCCGTCGAGAGGTTGTCGATGCCGGATACCTCGTGGCCGTGGGCCAGCAAGGCCTCTGCGAGACGGGAGCCGATAAACCCCGCAACGCCGGTAATCAGGACTCTCATAGCGCACCCAGCGAGGCGTACTGCTCGTCCTTCCGGTAGTCGTTCATGCGGGAGTGGATCAGACACGCGCCGCGGGGAGCTTTCGGAAGCAGCGAGGTTCCGCGGGTTCGGCTCTCCGGCAGATCGTCCAGTGCGACCTGCTCGTGGACGGGCTTGTACCAGCGTCCAGAGGCGGTACGGAAGAGCCGGCAGTGCCAGTGCTCTTCGTATTCCTCGCCTCGCTTGGCGTCGTAGAAGTTGCGGGTAAAGAACAGATAGCCGCGCGGTGCGGGATAAGTCGAACCCTGCCACTCCACGTCGCTCCACGGCGAGCGATCCACCATCGAGAGGAACGTCATCATGTCGGCGCTCGGCAGCTCATCCGGGTCCAGGTGGAGTATCCAGTCGCCCTTGGCGTAGGGGAGCGCCGCGTTACGCGCGGCCGAGAAGTCGTCCACCCAGGTAAAGGGGACCAGTTCTATGCCCCAGCCCGACATCGCCAGGAAGGCTCTCGGATCGGTGCGGTCATCGACCACGGCCACCGTCTGGCCGATGAGCGGCTTGACGTATTCGAGCAGCGCGACCAACCGATCCAGCGGCGGGTCCTTCACGAGCATGCACAAGGTGATCATCGGTGCGCTCCGTTTAGGTGGGGGCCGACCGGAGCGCGAGCGGCCCCCACGATTGGCTAAAGGCTTACGGAACCAGACCCGTCAGGTACTGGAACGCTCCAACCGCGACAGCAGAACCGGCGTTGATTCCAAATTCCTGCTCTCCGCGGTATCCCACCAGGTTCTGGTCCCAACGGGTACCAGACTGGTCGGAGGTGTCGATGCGGAACTCGACTCCGCGATACAGCTTGAGCATGTCCCACTGACCGGCTATCGCCGTGCCGGAGACGCCCGTGTTGGCGTCCAGGTTGGCGTCGGAGAAGATCGGGACGCCATGCCACATCAGCGTGCCGTCCGGGGTCCGCTGGAAACCCGAGATCGTGGTCGCGGACTCAACAGCCGGAACGAAGAATCCGGCGGTGTCCGTGCCCTGTCCCAGAAGGTCCCAATACGGGCCAGCGTCGATGACAATGGCCGTCGCCCGGCGAGCACGCTTTGCCAGCGCCTTGAGCATGAGCGAGAAGCCCTTGCCCGCAGAGCCGAGTATCGTGCCGTTCGCGGCGGTGAAGCCTGTTGTCTGGAAGGTGGCGATGCCGGCTACAAGAGCCGGATACACGCCGTAGCACGGATCGTTGACGCCCGGAGTCGAGGAGCCGGTACCCGGACCGGCGATGACTTCGTAGTTCTCACCGAGGCCGTGCGCCCTGGCAAGTTCGTTCATCACGTCCTCTTCTGCGGACCCTGCCGAGAACCTTAGATACTGCTTTCCGACATCGTATATGAGCGCCATCGTGCCGAGGGTAGCCGTGTACGAGCCGTAGGCCTCGTTCCGGTTCTCCTTGGTTGCACCCCAGTTCTGCATCTGTGCGCGGGTAGTCGTATCTGAGCGATACGGCTGATCCACTCCACGGACCGCCACGCCGGAGC